ATGGTAAAGGTATAGCTAAAACATTAGTGGTAGCGTCGAACTCGATATCTACGCCCATACCACGACATGCCCAATATATTCTTGAAATTGAAACCGAACTACAAGCCTTGCCAGCACTGTTACTAGCTAACGCTGATACGTCAACTTTCTTAACAGAGGCTTCGCCTGTGCCGTCGCTTTCATTAGTAAATTTCAAGATTGCGGTTTTCTCGCCATCTTGTATGGTTTGACTGGTTACTGTATCAGCCATGTTTTACTCCTTACAGTTCAGTGCTTGCTGTACGCTCTTTGCTCGCGCCAATGTAATCGACAGTCAAAGTTTTTGCAGCAGCGGCACCATTTTGTATACCAAACGATACAGTCAATTCTTCATTGTCAGGAACATTTGTGCTTACGACTGTGCCAGCTAAAACATTATTTTGAAAGACATGAAACTTTTGGTCTTTAGGATCGTAAACGAAACCAAGTGTCATAAAAGTATCGTCGGCCAATGAGTTAGGCAAAGTTAATGTTGACTGTGTGCTGTCTTTTTCAACAATAAAGCTGATTGTGGCAGCTCCATCTGATTTCAAAAAGAAGATACCATCTGTTACATCTAATGGTGTTGTATCAGTAAGTTGTAATCCAGCAACTATGTCAGTTTGGGTAGCATCATTGGTTTTAAACCTAATGTGAAATGCTAACTGTTTACCAGCTTCGTATTTAAAACCTTCTTTTACAAGTTGAAAAAAGTCATGGTCGTTATCTCCAGCTGCGTTGGTTACTAATAGTAAGCCACCATCGCCGTCAGTTAACGCTTCTGTTGCAGATCCAGTACCATCTTCTGTTGTAGTTATTGTCCAATCGGACGCTAGGTAAGTATCAAAATCATTAAAATATGTGTGATACTTATGCGGTGCAGGTGCTTTAAATTTGCCTAATGTTGAGTCAGTTCCAACATTGGTAACACCCGAAGTAAAGTGTGTAGTCATAATCAGCCTCCTTATAAATAGCCATTGCAAGCACCATGCTTGCAACAATTAGTTCTACAGGATTGATAATACTACTAGGCTATTTAATTGGCAACTTTGAGATCTTCTTGGTTAGCCAAGTATTCAAGTTGAGCTAGAGTGCTAGGCATGCTGGTATGGTGAATACTTATACCACCAGCTGCCGTCCAAGCCTCACAGTTAGACTTCTTATCGTCTACTAATACGTCGCCAGGTCTAGCGAAGACTGATTTGTGTTTGCCTTTGATTGTGCAAGTTACTACAACGTGTGGATCTACATACTGGTGAATCCATGACATCTTATCTGCCACCACTAAAGGTCTATTAATCTCACCAGTAGCCGTAAGAATTTCCCAAGGTAAACCGGTGTTTTTTACAAAAGATATTAAATCTAACATGCCTGGCATGACTGGTAAGTTTCTGAAAAGCCTTTTGTTTATGAAGTCGGCCTTTTGCTCGTCGTAGTGGCCTTCACTCTCCAAGGGCCCGTTTATGTAATCCGGGCCCTCTACTCCTTTGACAAAATCTGCCAAAACTCCATCCATGTCTAAGTATATTTTTTTCATTCTACTCTGTCGTGTATCGGTACAGGACCTAACCCGTAAACATTGCCAATGTCCTCACCCATCAATTCTCTACATTTTTCTCCAAACCTAGAGTCTGAGGTATCTGCAAAGTTGCCACCGAAACTTGTATGTATATCTAATTTTGACTCAGGCACTATTTTTAGAGCACACCCAAACCCAAATTCTTGTTTGATCAATTTTGCTGCTGGATAATCTTCACAAGGATTGAAAGGTCCATCTACATTGGTTACACAAAACCCTTTGACATAAGAAGATTCGCCACCATTGGTAGCGTCATTTCCATATAGTATGTCTCCAGGAGTCTCTTTCATTACATAAATATCAACGTGCAATCCCATTACGCCACCCCCTCTATTTGTTCCATAAACTCAAAATCTGTGTCCCAAAGTTCGTCAACTCTGTCATAGTCGATCTCAGCTTTTTTGAGCTGTATCTCCCTGCCATAACCATCAATGACCTTATTACCTGGTTTATCGATCATTTTAATAATGCCAGAGTCAATGAAGTTATTAACAAATTCTCTACCAAACGAACCCTCCAATTTTAGAAACAAACCAGTATTGTAAGTTTCTAATGCTTTTTTATATGTATCCATTACACCACCTCCTTTTTTTTAAGCTCTTTTAGTATCAACTCAAGTTTCTCAAGATCGTCCCAAAAAACCTTACCCTTTTGAAACTTGATATTTTCAATAGTCATTTCAAGTCTTTCAACCAAAGTATATCCACCGATCATTTCCATTACACTATCTCCCTATCTAATTTATTTCTTTGTACTCTGAATAACTCACAATCATCAAAAGAAAATTCAAAGTCTTTCTTGTATATGTTTTTGTAAGGCATTGAATAAGTCTCTTCTATGTCCCATCCTTCTGAAACGTGTTCAACCCAAAATTCTAAGATCCCGCCTTCATAACCAGATCTTCCATAACTTCTTAAATGTTTGCCCTGACCTTCAATCACCGCAATAATTTTTTGTATTGCTTTAATTTCGCTGTCGTAAATTTCGTATTTATTATTCATTTTTCCTCCTTAGTCTAATAAAACCATATATGCCTCTGGCTCATGTTTCTTAAACCAGTCGCAACCTTTTCTTACGTTGTCGTAATCTCTGAACATTTCACAACCTTTTACAAAGTCGTAAACCGCAACCGCATCTGGATCAAGCATTACACCAGCTCCAGTGTAAGGGTTCTTAACCCAAACAGGTTCAGTATCAACAACCACCACATTTTTTGGTAACTCTCTCATTACACCACCTCCTTTTTTTCTGCAATATAATCTTTAGCATCACTCAAGGTCCTAAAGTTTTCAGCCACTACTCTGTTATCCCTTCCAATGATGTACCAAGTTTTTTGTTTGAACTTGTTAGGTACAAGCGTTCTGCTTGCACTAAAAAAATCGACCGCTTTTTTCTGCACGTTTGTAATAATATTTTGATCGCAAACATAAATGCCATCGTTTAACCTACATGCTTGTTTCACTCTCACTTGTATTCCTCCTTTTTTGTTGTTGTTTTCATGTCTCACATAGATATAATACAGTATTTGCAAGAATATGCAACTATTTACAACTATAAATATTAAAATAATTTAGGACAAAAAAAGGGCCCCGAAGGGCCCTTTTGTAACACTGAGTAATAAAGTGTGTTACGACTTCAATTATGCACCTTGAGATCCGTAGATTCCTCTCCAGTCCGAGAAACCAAACGAATATCTTTCTCTAGCTTTATATCTGATATTGCCTGTAGAAAAGTCTGGTTCCATAGATGTCTCCATTGGAGATCTTTGGAACATTTTTAACCCTTCACCAGCGCTGTTTACAGATGTCAGAATGAAGAAAGCATCAGGATCAGATAGATAGTGATTGACAACGTAACCACCAGGTAAAACACCTGTGTTTCTGATTGCGTTGATATCGTTATCCGCTGTTCCAGACCTTTGTGTTGAACTCAAAATTCTGTCAGCAACGAAAACGAGTTGCGGAGGAATTACGAGTTTATCGGCCATAACACTTATGGTTAAGCCTCTATCGTCTGTAAACGTCGATATGTCTATTAAAGCATCCTCTAGTGAGGCTTCATTAAGGTCTGCCATAGTCGTTGCTCTATTCGCAGCTGTTCCACCACCAGCAAGGGGGTGAGCAGTATTGATTAGAGAAACACCATCACCGCCAGTAAAACTGGAAGAGAAGGCGTTATTGAGTACGTCAGCGCCTTTGACTTCTTTGGTGTTAGCCATAGATTTAGCCAATGCTTTAACATATCTTTTACCCAAAGAGTCATAAAGGTTGTCCTCGACAGCTTCCTCTGTCAGCGCGAACGCTAACGCGATTGTGTCGTGGGTATATCTAGCACTAAAACTTTCATTTGCGCTATCAAATTCAACCCCTTGCCCTTCTGATTTGACGGGTGCTCCGCCAAAACCAGTAACTAGCACTTCTTCCTCGAACGCCCTGTTTGAGTCCTCAATTACAAAAATATCTTCATATTCTTGGTCATAAGAGTCATAAGACATACCAAAAAGTGCATTAAGTCCTGGTTCTAACTCTTTAGCGAGTTGAGCTCTTGAAATTGCCATTTAATTAACTCCTTATGCTAAACCAGCACCTTTTTGTCCCATGATATGGTTCTGTATGACACAAAGGACATTGGTGTTGGACGATGCTACATCGTCGTTATCAGGATCCTGAGAGATATCAATACATTTTAAAGGTAACGTAGCTGTAGTAGCTCCTGTAGTTACGTCTAATTCTGCATTAGATCTTCCAGACTTAGTATCGCCTACTGGTGATCCGTCAACAATGTCAAAGTTTCCGAACAAGTCGGCGACAGGAAAAGTGTCGTCTGCTTGTACTTCAAAAACAACATTCGGATCATCAATAACACTTGCGATGATATCCGAGGCAGCTATGCTACCAGGATAATAGTTGTTAAAAACTTGCTCGCCAGTAGTAGGATCGGTGTATTGAACTCCGTTAAACACTCCGACAATCGGAACAGTTCCAGTTGCGGTATGTCTCCCCAGAACACCAGCCGTAAGCTGAGTCACAAGATCGCCTTGAAAAATTGGAGTTGTAGCTCCACTAGCGATTCTGTATCTGGATTGTCCACCCGAAAAAGGTGCTCCGCCCATTTGACGAACAGGTTTTAAACCAAAAGCGGCATCTTTATTTGCCATAAGATTTACTCCTATTTATCGTAGTTACTTTTTCCCAAAAGTAACATTAGACTTCCTATCAGAGTCATACCTAACGTAACGCCCGTCCTTTCTAGTTTCATTAAACATATTATTGTCTAACGCCTCTTTTTTACGAGCGGTCTGATCTTCATAGTAATCATTACGCTCCTCACGAGTTTCCGTAGGTATCTTCGCTAATAGTAGTCCTTCGCTATAAACTAAGCCAGCATGCCTACCAGATTCAGCAACAGGATAAGAGTATTCATCAGGTAAATCTGAACCTCTTACGAGCTCCCAACCTTCTCTAATTCTCCTAGCCACATTTGCCTTATCCTCTACTCCTAGCATAGATTCTCTTATCCATCGATATTCATATCCAGCTGGGGGTACAGGTGTTTCTAGTTTTCTTACTGGCCTCCATGGTTGTCTTCGAGAATTTTTATCGTGAGACTCGGACTCACGGGATTTTCTGGAATGTACGTTAATTTCTTCTGTCATTTTGCCTCCCTGTTCGCTATTCGTTGTTTTTCTTTAGCAACAGATTTCAACCACGCTTCATCGGACATGCCGTGTGGTTTTAATCCTTGTAGAGTTTCGACTTCGGATTTTGAAAAACGTACGCCGTTCTCTTTGCCTTGTGTTTTTTGCCGACTCCCAACGGAAGCTGAGGCGACTCTTTGCACAGCGGGCCTGTCCTCACTTTGTACGGCATTATCGGATTTTAAATCCGGATAAACTTTATAAATTCTATTACTTAATTCATTGTAATATTCATCTGATTCTAAATCATAACCCTCGCCAGCTAAAGTGTTATGAACATGTTGTGCCCATACTGTAGCCTCTACGTTTTGAGTACCGAACCAAGGGTTGTTCTCTTTCCACTCCAGAGCTTTTTCCGAAGGTGGAGCTTGTTCTTCGAATTGTTGATATTGCTCTATAGGTTGCTGATATTGTTGCTGTGGAGCTGGTTGTTCTTGTCTTTGTTGAGCTATTCTTACTCTCTCTTTTTCCAAGGCAATTTCACCTTTCAATGTGTCTGCTTTCGAGAGTAGTTCAGCATCACCGGAGGCATGAGCTTTTTTGTATAATTCATTAGCCTCTCTTTCTTTTACCTCTACTGTTTCAGCTTGCTTTGCCAATAAACTTTGTTGTGTCTGAGCTGCGTGTTGATAGTAAGCATGCACCTCTGCCTCTTTTTGGCGTAAAGCCGCTTCGAGTTGTGCCGCTCTTTGCTCTGTCTCTCTATTTCTAGCGTTTAGTTTGTTTATACGCTTGGAAACACTTTTTGTATAATTTTCTAACTCGTCGTCATTACTGGCCTCCTGTTCTGGGGCATCAGTAATTTCTACCTCTATATCTTCAACCTCTGGTTGAGCTATATCTACGTCTTTTTCTGTTGTCATAAGCTAACTATATCATCTGGATCGAGAATTGTGGCTATAACTTCATCATCATTGATGATTCGTACCTCTGCATTATCCTCAAGTTTAAACCTAGAGCCAGAGTAGCGCCCTATTAAAACCCATTGTTTTTCTTCACACCAAGGTTTATCTCCAAATCTAGCTTGGTCGTTGTAACATTGTGGTCCCATTTTTACCACATAGGCAACGACTGTTGCTAAAGCCTCACGATCTGTTGTTTCTTTTGCTAAATGTATTCCACCTTTTGTTTTAGCTTTACCCGCATAAGGTAAAACCAACATACGCCAACCTGTAGGCTGTGGCATACGCTCTAATATTGAGGCATCTAATTTTTCTGGATCTAAAATACGATCTTCTGGATCAACGTAAGCCTCAGCTACTTTTTTAGCCATTACATTGTTATCTACTACCTGTGACATTATATTTGTTTTCCTATATTGCTAATCTCGTCTAAAACAAAGTATAAAGCATTGAGTTCGCCTTGCAAATATTTGTAATGCTCCATGTCTTTCAGACCGCCTGACATAAAAGTTTCTTGTATTTGCTTTTCTCTTGCATCAATTTTTTTCTTGATGAAGTCAATGACCTCTATATCATCCATTTATTTTTTTTTAGGTCTTCCTCTTTTTTTTGCTGGTGCTTTTTTTGGAGTTGCTTTTTTCGTAGCTGTTTTTTTTGTAGCCGCTTTTTTCTTAGGCTTTTCTACAGGCTCCTCAACTGGTAAACCAGATTCAATTCTTGCTAATTTTTTTGCTATTCTTTCTAAATTAGCCTGGTGCTTTATCTCTTCGGCCTCTGCTTGTGCTTTCGCCTCTGCCTCTTCTTGAGCGCGTGCTTGTTTTTTTGCAGCTTTTAGAGCTTTTATAGCCTCTAATTTGTAAGAAGTTGTCATAATATCCCCTTGATTTTGTTTTCTAATTCTAGCAATTTAAAGTCCGTATTTTGTTTGAGTCTATCAACTGCTACCTCAAGTTTATCATCAGCTATATCTTTTTGCACATTCATACGCTGTAGTTGCAATTCTGCATCCATCATTTTCTCTTGTGCTCTTTGATTTTGTTTGCTGTTGAACTGTTCTGATTCTTGGTCTAACTGTTTATCTCTTAAATCTAATTCACGTTTTCTTATATCGACTAAAGGATCTTCGCCACCACTCATGCCAATAGACTGTAAAAACTCATTAGCTAACTGAGCCATTATTGCAGAGCTATATTGTTCATTAATCATTTGTATTTGTTGAGCTATAACTTGTGCCTCTTCTGGTGTCACTTGTTGCATCTGCGCTTGTATTTCAGCTATTCTTAGTTTGACCTCCTCTGGCATTTGCTCTTGAGCTATTTGAGCCGCTAAAAACTGTAAATGCTGCATACAATGACTAATTATTAAAGCCTGTACCTGTGGACTGTCTTTTACCAAACTCG